CATCACAGTATGGGGTAGGACAATTAAAGCAGGAGAGTGGCTGTAGAGACGTTATAAGTAATGATTCATATGGATCTAGTACTCCTGCTCAAATTACATATAAATTTTGGAATAAACAATTAACTGAGGCTGGGTTAGCTAGTTCACATTGGACTACCCAACAAGCATATATAATGAAAGATGCACACAATAAAAATCCATATAAAAAACTATGGGTAACATACCAGATTTATAATGGTGGTAATTGGGTAGTTAAAGAAGTTAAAAAGGCTGATGTAGTAGATTGGGAAGCGGCATTAGCACAATGTACTAGAGGGTATACTACCTTTAAAAATGGCAGTAAAATATCTAATTGTGAAATAAACTATGATTATTCAATTAAAATATACGAGTATGGTAATAAATATGGTGATTGGTTATCTAAAGAATATAGGTATTGGTAATATGGATAAGTACATTCTAGCTGCAATAGGTGTTTCATTAGTTATAGGAACATGGTTTATTCAAGATTGGCGATATAATAGTAAGATAGTTAAAATAGAAATGGCACATACAGAGGAAAAAATTGCAATAGCTAATGAAGCTAATTTACAATTAGTAGCTCAGTTAGAGTTAAATAAAAAGCTATCACAAGAATTAATTGACACTAAAGGCAAAAATAGTAAAATAGAAAGTAAAAATAAAGGTAATATTGATGAATTCACTAAAAATAATCCTGCTAGTTACAAGTTTAGTGCTGACTGGGTGCGCCTCTACAACAACTCCATTAGTAACACAGCCGAGTAAATCATATCCGCCAGCTGAACTAGTACAACCTGCTAAACAACCAATCCCATTTACTGGTGGTAGCGAATATGATTTACTATATAATGTAAATGAAAATGGGGCAATATGGAAAGACACTAGAGATCAATTAGATAAGTTAATTCAATGGGTTAAGAATAATTGATAAATAGTAGTATATATTGTATAATATTCATATTAAATAAGAGATTTAAATAATGGAAAAATTAGTTGCATTAGTATTTTTAAGTAGAGATTACGCTCATATATTTCATTTACTTAGTAAAAGCTATGAAGAGCATATGATTCTAAATGATTTTTATGATGAAGTAATTGATGATATTGATGAAATTGCAGAGACTTATCAGGGTAAGTATGGGCAATTTAAAGAAATTAATAGAATGACTAATGATGCTAAGGCTACCGCATTAGATACGTTAAAAGTTCATGTCAAATGGATTGAAGATAATAGATATAAATTATGCAAACAAGAAGATAATTCTATTCAATCATTAATTGATGTTCTAATTGATAGATACTATAGAACTCTTTATAAACTTGAGAATTTAAAATAATATGAATGGATTAGCAGAATTCCTAGTTCAATTACCACCTGCTAAAAGGTCACCACTAGAAATGTTATCAGGTGGTGAATATGGGTTTAGGTACAATAGCCCAGACCCAAAAGGAAAAGGTTGGTTAGGTAATATAGGAACAAATGATACGCCAATTACTGAATATAGTATTGATATTGGTGATAAACAAATGCCAACAGTAACCCCAAATCAAAATAAAGGTGATTTATTTTCAATTGTTAATTCTGCTATGACTGGAAGAGAATTACCAAAAAGAGTAGTTGATAATGCTGTTGAATTTGCTAACGCAAGAGCTAAGGCTGGCTATTCAGCATTTATAGACTAAATGTATAATAATAGAGATAACTACATAGTATGATTGACAAAGCTAAACTACTACGTGCACTAAAAGCAGATCGAAAGGCAGCTGAACACGTTAAACTGCAATGGGATGAAAAGCGTAAGCTTTGGATTAATGCCACTGAAGGGTTACCTTATGGTAACGAGGAAGAAGACAAATCTGCTATTGTATCTAAAGATATTAAAAAACAATTAGAATGGCAACACTCAAAAATTATTGATCCATTTGTTAGTAGTAATGACATAGTTAAATGCTTTCCAGTCACATTTGAAGATACAAGAGCATCTGAACAAAATGAATTGTTGTTAAATACTCAGTTCTGCAGAAAATTTGATAGATTTAATTTCATGTCTAAAGCAATTAAAGTACTAGAAAGAGAAGGTACAGTAGTTATTCAGACAGGTTGGGATTATGAAGATAAAGAAGTTGATATGGATACTGAGGTAGTATCAACTAATGAGTATGGGCAAGAGTATATTGAAACTAAAAAAACTACTCACACTGTTATAAAAAAGAATCAACCAACTGCTGTAGTATGTAGAAATGAAGATATATTTCTAGACCCTACTTGTCAAGATGATATAGATAAATGTCAGTTTGTTATATATAGATATGAAAGTGATATTAGTACTCTAAGGAAAGATGGTAGGTTTAAAAATTTAGATAAAGTGAGTAAATCAATTGGCTCTACAAGTTATGATTACTCATATTATCCACAAGATACTAGTAGATTCCAATTTGAAGATGATGCCAGAAAAAAGCTCATTGTGTATGAGTATTGGGGTAACTATGACATTAATGAAGATGGTGTTACTGAAGCTATAGTTTGTGTATGGGTTGGTGATACAATTATTCGATTAGAAACTAATCCGTATCCAGATGGTAAACCTCCGTTTATTATTGTACCGTTTAATGCAATACCATTCCAAATGTATGGTGAAGCTAATGCTGAGTTAATTGGGGACAACCAAAAAATTAAGACTGCTGTTATCCGTGGTATTATTGATAATATGGCACAAAGTAACAATGGGCAAATCGGTGTTAAAAAAGGTGCATTAGACCCAATTAATAGAAAAAAATGGCTACAAGGTAAAAACTTTGAATTTAATGGTGGAATAAATGATTTCTGGCAAGGTAGTTATAATGTAATACCAAGTTCTGCATTTGATCTAATTGGATTAATGAATAATGAAATGGAGAGTTTAACAGGAATTAAAAGCTTTAGTGGTGGTATTACAGGTGCAAGTCTTGGTGGTACCGCTACTGCTGCTAGAGGTGTACAAGATGCTACATCAGTTAGAAATATGAACATAGTTCGTAACATAGCTGAGAATTTAGTTAAACCATTATTGCGTAAATGGATGTCATATAATAGTGAATTTTTAGAAGAAGAAGAAGTTGTTAGAATAACTAATGAAGAATTTGTTCCAGTAAGAAAAGATGATTTAGATGGTAGCGTTGATGTTGATTTGACTATTGCTACATTAGAAGACCAATCTGCTAAAGCACAAGAATTAAGTTTCTTATTACAAACAATTGGTAACTCAATTGATCCGGGAGTAACTCACGAGATAATGGCACAAATATTAGAATTGTCTCGTATGCCTGAACAAGCAAAGAAGATTAGAGATTTTAAACCAGAACCAGACCCAATGGAAGAGCAGTTAAAGCAATTGCAACTCCAAAGAATGCAACTAGAGAATGCTAAATTACAAAGTGAAATTACTCGTAATGAAAGTATTGCAGCAGAAAATGAAATTGATAAGCAAGTTAAGTTGGCTAAGGCCGCTAAGGATGAAGCAACTGCAAGAAATATCCATAGCAAGACTGATTTGAGTGATTTAACTTTCTTGCGGATAGAAAGTGGTAAAGAAGATTCCGCTAAACTAAAGGCGGAAGAATTAAGACACTTATCTTCATTAGATATGAAAGCATTTGATGCTAATGTAAAAGAAAAAGATAATAAATTAAAAGTACTATTAAAAGAACTTGATCATAAATCTAAATTAGATACAATGGCGTTTGATGCTATGCAAAAAGATAAGGATAGAAAAAATAAAGAGGTGGCTAATGGCTGATATTATGACTAATATTATGGACTTATTTGGTAATAAAAAGGTAGACTCTGTTGATAAAAATACACCACCTAAATTGACACCAGAGGAAGAATTAGAAACTAAAAAACGTGCTGGTGAAATTGTTATTGGAAAAGATGGTTTAGCAGGTAACGCTATACAAGCAATAAGGAATCGTCGTAAAATTTTAGATGATATTTAATTAAAAAAAGGTAAATAATTATGAATGAAAATATGCAAATGGGTCAAGATCAAGAAGAAGCAGCAGAAGGGAACAGTGGCACTCCTGGCACTCCTGGTACGGCTGCTCCGGCAGCGGGAGCGGTGGGCAAGGGTGGTATAAAAGTTACAGTAGAAGAAGTGGTTCAGTTGTTAATGAAAGGAGTACAACCACAAGAATTAGTTGATGCTGGTGTACCACTAGAACTAATTGAAAAGGCTGTAGCTATTATTAAGCAACAAATGCAAGCTCAAGGTGGGCAAGCTCCCGCTCCCCAAGGTGGTCAACCTGCTGCTCCTCAAGAAGGACAAGGTATGGGACAAGGATTAGCTAGTAAAATGGCCGGAATGTAATATACTGATTAGTATATATATATATAAAATAAAAAGTAGTAAATAATGGTTGTACTAAATACTATTCTAACTGCAACTAATATTAATAATCATCCAAGTTATGAAATTATTATAAGTGCTACAGGTACATCAGACGTAATTGTTATTAAAGATGCACAAGTAGAAAAA